AGAGCCGGACGTGGCCGAAGCGTTCTCGCTGATAAGAGGTTGCATCGTTAAGGGAGGTAAGTGATGAATGACGGAGGATTAGCGTTCCCAAAACCAACGAGTATGAGCACGAATCGCATTGATGATCCTGATTGGCGCATCCATTCTGCGGACGGCATGACACTGCGCGACTGGTTCGCCGGGCAAGCGTTGAGCGGAATCATATCTGCTATTGATGTCAAGACAATGGGCAAGGCGAGTCGTGCAGGGATAGCCGACGATCTGGACGCCGCGATTGTGAAGTCGGCCTATGGCTGTGCCGACGCGATGATAGCAGAACGAGACAAGGAGGCATGATGCAAGTTGACAAGATGAAGAAGGCAGACTTGGTGGAGCACGTCGAACGACTTGAGGCAGCGGTCTTGATGTTCTCAGCGTTCAAGGGTGCGGTAGAGGTCGCAGAGGGACGTAAGGCGGCGGCGGTAGACATCGGTATCAGCACGGCGCGGCTGCGAACGGTAGTCGATCTGTGTGATGAGATCCACGCGAGAGAGGGCGAAGATGCCTAGCGCACGCCGAACGATAGCTGGCCTGTTGGGTATGGCGCTGTGCGCGGGTATTGTTGCGCTGTGCGTGTGGGGGATGATCGCGCTCATGCGGGGGATCGGGTCATGAACCTTGGTTCTGCACTACGGATCGGGTATAATGGTTGTTAGTGGGGTGGCCGTCGGGACATGCTATAGTCCGCCACTAAGCGGCGTGCCGCCCCCACTTACTTAGTGAGGTGAGAGATGAATACCGAGAGAGACGAAGACTTCATGGAGAACGGATGCCACAACTGTTCGCATTTGCATTATGTTAAAGGCGAAGAATCCATGTTCTGTGATGTGCGCGAAAGGATGTTGCCAGTAGACAGTTGGACTTCAGCTGCAAATCATTGTGGTGGATGGAAGGAATCTGAGGAAGAAGAAATAGACGAACGGAATTGTGTAAACTGTGTACACTCTCATGCCGTAAATGGCGAAGAAGGAGTATTATGTGATGTGTGCGGCAAAATGCTTGGCGACGCTGGAAACTGGAATATATTTGCTAAGGATTGTGCCGATTACGTCAATGAGAATAAGCAACATCAGATACGAATCGACGAAGAGTTCAAGGCGCTGATACCGCCACTGTCCGACGAAGAACGCGAGTTGCTAGAAGGTAGCATTGTCGCTGACGGTTGCCGCGATCCACTTGTCCTATGGGATGGCGTTCTGATTGACGGACATCACCGCCACGAGATATGCACGCGGCTAGGCATCGAGTTCAATGCTGTTGATATGGCGAACCTAGAGACTCGTAACGATGCGCGGCTGTGGATTATCCGTAACCAACTGGGACGAAGAAACCTATCGAACTATCAGCGTGCTGAGTTGGTGTTGAAGCTGAAACCGGCGATTGCTGAGAAGGCGAAAGAACAACAGCGATACCACGGCGGGACAGCGCCAGGTAAAACACTCCAGCAGAATTCTGCCGAAGTGAATACTCGTGATGAGATCTCCAAAGCGTCTGGCTTATCACACGACACGATTAGTAAGGCAGACTTCATCGGGCAGTACGCAGATGAAGATACGAAGCAGGCGCTACGGACTGGCGAGACATCCATCAACCGCGAGTACACTAGGTTAAAGGCTCCTGAAGGCACGCACGTTCTTATCTCGCAGTCGAACTCAAACGAATGGTATACGCCATCGAAGTATGTTGATGCCGCTCGCCGCGTGATGGGCGGGATTGACTGTGATCCTGCGTCAAACGAAACGGCGCAGGCATGGATTCACGCGGAAGAGTATTACACGATTGAAACTGACGGCATAGCGCACGAGTGGCATGGATGCGTGTGGCTTAATCCCCCCTGGGGCAAGCTAACAGGTGGCTTCATTGGCAAGCTAGACGAAGAGATTAAGGCAGGCCGTGTATCTGATGCGGTTGTACTTGTGAACGCTCATGCCACTGATACCAAGTGGTTCACGCCATTGTGGAATGGACTGCTGTGCTTCACAGATCATCGCATCGACTACCACTCAGAGGAAACGAATGATACAGGATCAACGCACGGAAGCGTATTCGTTTACTTCGGCGCGAATCGAGATCGATTCATCGCTGAGTTCTCAAAATGGGGCGCGATAGTTGAGACAGTGTCATGACGATCAGGAACAAGGACAACTACATGGCGTGCTTATGGGACTGGGGCTTCCTTGATGATTGCTTCGGAGGAACGAGGATCAGAGTCACCGATGTGGATGGACTCGTTGAAAGGCGTGGACACTTCTTGCTGATTGAAGCTAAGTCGTCAGGCGCTCCGATTCCTAAAGGTCAGGCGATTCTATTCGACGCGCTTATCAAGAATCCGAAGTGGCATGTGCTGGTAGTATGGGGAGCAACGAATAAACCAGATGCCGCTCAATTCTGGGGCAGCAAGAAGTTCGATGCTGATGAAGCTAAGATACAGGAAGTCGTTCGCAGGTGGTATAGTATGGCGAATGGAGATAGTCAGAGGTGATAGCATGGCAGACCTAACAGCGAAACAAGAAAGCGCGTGCCTCAAATACCTTGAGTGTGGCGACAAAAGTGAGGCGTATCGATTCGCATACAACACTTCCAACATGAAAGATAAGACGATCAACGAGGCTGCATGTCGTCTATTCGCTGACAGCAAGGTTACAGCAAGGATGAAAGAGCTGTGTGCTGCTGTAGAGAAACGTACCGAGATCACCGTCGATGGCATACTGAAGCAGTTAATTGAGGACCGTGAGTTTGCCAAGTCGCTAGACAACCCATCGACCGCAGTACGTGTGACAGAGTTACTTGGCAAGCATCTAGGCATGTTCGTGGATAGGGCTGAGGTTGACGTGACCGTTAGAGGCCCATCGACCGTACGCGCCTACGAAGACAAGGATGAGTAACGCGCCTGGTAAGACTGCATGGGCGTACTGGTATCAGAGAGCGACGCTTGATGCTGCAACTGACGGCAAGCGATTCATTGCGATGATCGGCGGCACTGGCGGCGGTAAGACTTGGTGGGGTCCGTGGTGGATGGAGGATCTCATAAGCCGTGACGTTGAGGCTGGCAACGGTGAAGGCGCTCAGTACCTTGTGATCGGGCGCACTTACTCCATGACTAGAGACATCCTTGTGAGTGAGTTCGTCGATCACTTCCGAGATACGATGTATGAAGGCGAATGGTTCGCATCGAAGATGGCCTACGTTCTGCCTACAGGAGGCACTGTCTATTTCAGGTCTGCTGATGAGCCGTATCGCATCGAAGGATTCCACACTCGCGGTATCTGGATGGATGAACCTAGTGAGATGCCTGCGTTGATATGGATCGTTGCACAGTCGAGAGTCGGGTTGTATCAAGCGCCTATACTGTTCACCGGCTATCCTACCAACATGGGCTGGTACTACAACTCAATCTATCAACCGTGGAAGAATGGCGATCCTGACTACTGTTGCATTCAGTTCGACTCAACAGAGAACCCGATGTACTCGCAGAAGGAAATGGATCGTGCCAAGGCGACGCTACCAGGATGGATGTACGATATGCGGCATCGCGGCATGTTCCGTAAGCCGTTCGGCCTAGTGTATCCAGACTTCGGAGCGCACCTGTTCGTTGAACCGTTCAAGATACCTGACGACTGGCCGACGTACACGATGGTCGATCCTGGCATCCACTACGGCGCGTTGATGTGGGCGTGGCATGATGGCGTCTTCTACGCATACAACGAGTTCTACGCTGATGAAGTGAAGGGTGCTGAGGAGTACGCCACCGCGATGCTCAGCAAACAAGAGGGCGTCAACCAAGGATGGATATACGATCCTGCTAGACTTACCGATGTGGTGAACCTCGCAGATCATGGCTGTGGTCCATTCTACAAGGCCAACAATGCCATCGACGCGGGCATCGTTACTCTTACAGGCATAATCAAGCAAGGCAAGCTGAAGGTGATGAACGGGCGATGTCCTAACTTCGTCGATCAAATGGAAAAATATTCTTATTCAACGGATGCGGCGAGCGGCAAGATTAACAGCAGCAAACCCATTAAGAAATACGACCATCTCCCAGATTGCGCACGATACGGCGCACACACGCTTGCCAGTTCCCCGCTAGAGGAACGTGGTATAATGGAAGTGGATCTTGGAGAGGAGATATCGCCGTACTAGGAGGCAGAGATGACGACCTGGATTTCTATAAAGGACGCATGCGCTATGTCTGATAGTTCAATTGGTAGCATCCGATATGCGGTCAGCAAGAAGTGGATTGCTAGCAAGAAAGCAAGCGGAAGGATTCTTGTCTCACGAGAGTACTTTGAGCAAGAGAAGGAAGTCGTCCGATTCTGTGGTGGAGAGCGTGAATGGGGCAATGACCTTGAAGAGCCTTTGTAGGCCGCATCCGGCAAAACACGCGAAGTTGCAAACGTCGTATCCATGCGATAAAATGATGATAAGTGATATGGGGGTTCGATGCTGGTAACGGCGCATAAGGGGCGACAGAGGTTGGTCGAACGATACCGGTTGATAGGCCGACAGATTATCGTACTTGAATCCTGGCAACAGGCGTGCCCCCTCCCATTTCCTAGCAGAAAGAATGATATAGATGCTGTCTGAGGAAAGTGCGGTTGGCTACGCTTATTTAGTACTGAGGAGGTAGAGATGAATTACGAGTTTTGGTTTTGGTTCATTGTCGCGTTTCTGATCGGGCGTTTCTTTCCGAGGAAGGTCTATATCGGACATGACAAAGAGAAGTACGAGGCGGCTGATATTGGGATACTGCTGAGATGAGATGACCCAACTCCAATTCGACCACAAGCTAACATCCGCAGACGGCAAGATGTACCTCTTCATCCGTGGTCCGTTTGAAGTTGAAGACGGGATGAGCTTCGAGTTGAAGATGATACCGGTAGTTGAGATGGGTAAGTGGCCGAGGATATGGAAGAGCGAGGAGGTTGAGGATGAATCGTGAAGCTGTGATGCAGATGGATGATACGCGCCCTTGGTATAGACGATGGTGGTTTGGATTGTTGAAGTTCGATGGGGAGTGGCAATTCGGCCTTGGCCCGATAGCAGTGCGATGGCCATTCGTTAGAGCGTAACAATTCACAAGGAGGCCGACGATGCCCGGACAACGTAACCGACCGACGATGGACAAGAAGCAAGAAGGCCTGTCAAAGCGTCTGCTGAAGAAGATTGACTCTGGCACGATGGGACGCTTCATGCACGCTTCGCAGTACCGAGGCGCGAAGCCGGACGTGGGGCGCAACGATGATTGCCCTTGCGGTTCAGGCAAGAAGTACAAGTTCTGTTGTGGGAGGTAAGCTGATGGGCCACTACATCGTCACCCTACCCGACATGATCGCCGCGTTCGACAGAGAGCAGCCAAATCCAGGCCGCGCGACATCCGCGTTCATCATGCGTTGGAAGCGTAAGGAAATGGAAGAGAAGCACACGGCGCATAATCCTCTTGCCGAAGCCGTGCGCATGATTAACCGCGCAGAGATCCAGAACATCCGCGAGACGAAGAAGTTTAGGGACGAACGGCATGAGGTTCACAGAGTGCAACGCGAGCGCCGTATGATTCGTGAGTTCGCGGTGGAGAGTGAATAGGAGGCGTGATGGCTTATGAGCGTGTATTTGAAATAGGTGACAAGTTCTATATCAGAAAGGCGGTAAAAGATCGACTGTGCCATGTGCGCGGGTTTATAGATGATTGCATTGTGTACCGTTGGTGGAGTAAGAGGCGGCAAGAATGGATCTATGAGGCAGAGCAAAATTGGCTTATCGAATACAGCTTAGAGATAGGGATGTATCGCCAGTGAGCTACACCTGGTTTGCACAACAGCCGCAAGTGTGCTATAAATTGAGGGTGACAGGGAGATCGCTATGGCCACGAAACCTACTGTCGCGTCATTGAGTGAAGAGCTTCAAGTGATGCGAGCCAACTACGGCGAGACGATCAACGAGCTAGAGCTTGCGCTTGAGGACATAGGCTGGAACAAGCTATCCGGCGCAGATGAACACGACTTCTCACGCGATGGCCTACGCAAGATCTGCAAGAACTCCTTCCTCTTCTTCGAGAAGAACCCTCTCATTGGCCGCTCTGTTGAGACGAAGGCTAACTACGTATTCGGCCAGGGAGTGACCGTCAAGGCAGAACATCCGCTTGTCGACGAAGTCGTTCAGACGTTCATGGACGACCGCAAGAACAAGAAGGTTTTCAGCACCGTCATT